CTAAAAGAATATGAAGCAGATGAACTCTTAGTGTATGCTAAAGATACTATTTTGTTTAAGGAGAAAGGGATTTTGGTACCTTTATCATACAAAATTATGGAAGAACCAATTTGTTCTCATTGTATTACAGGTAAGACTCAAACTGAAATTGATGACATAATGTTAACGCCTATGTGTGTTGAAGATTGCTGTTATATACCGGAGGTTATAGCTGAAGTAAGTGGTCATTACTATTTCTGTGTTCGTCAACAATCACCGGAATCATTCAGTTATTATCAGCGAGTAAAAGGATGGATGGCACGAACTTATGAAACAACGAAAAACTGGTATACTAAAGCTAAGGAGTATATAACAAGGTGCGCATCTTGGATTTATGGTAAGATAAAACTTATGGGAATAACATTAAAAGACTTTTTCACAGAACATTGGAAAGTTACTATAGGTATTATCATGGCAGCAGTGGGATTGATGGTTTATATGGTTTCCGCAAAACAAGAAGATAATTATGTGTTACGCATTATGCCAGATGGTACTGTCAAAACATCGGCAGGGATGGTGATTAATAAATCAAAATCAGCTATTCGTTCCTTAGGGAATCATTTGGGTATTTGTGATCAACAAGCATATAATGAAAAAGTAAGGTCGAAAATTATTGAAGTGCGTTCACCATCGGAAAGACCTGCTAAAATGCCACAAGCAGACATTTCTAATGATCAAATGAGAGTTATTTCAGAAGCTTTTATTCCAGTGGTTTGTGAAATGCATGCGCAATTGCCAACTGAATTGTGGCAAACATCGTTATTTTGTTATGGTGGTAGAAAATGTGTAATGACTCGGCATGAATACGAGATTTTGTCGGGGTATGCTAAAGTTGTGCATTTGGTTATGTCAAATAAAAATGGTGAGAATTTTTCTATTCCATTAAAACCATATGCGTTAAATTGGACGGAGCTTGATCATTATGCAAATGGAAATAATCTATGTCGTAAAGGGAATTTGGGCACAATAACATTACCCAAAAATGTGCCACAACGAAGATCTTTAATTACAGATTCCTATTCATGGTTTCAGGATGATTGCACTGTCAATTCATTTCAAGGGGCTTTAATAACACCCACTAAAACATCGGAGAAGGGAATACGTAATTATATCTTTATGATTGATTACGATCACGTAGTAGCACCGGAACGTTCTTTGCCAATGAAGGTTAATGGAGTAGAGGTTACATCTACCACATTGTATTCAGATAATTATTCTTATAATATCTCGAAAACTGGTTATTGTCTTGGTGTGTTAATGGATAACGGTAGTCAGAAAATAGTTGGTTTTCACTATGCGGGCGATGAAACTATGGGTGTGTCTGAAAGGGTAGTATCATCGTATTTTCCTAGGGATAAATTTGAGTATGAGGGCATGGCTCTTTTACCAACAAATGATTCTATGGATAAAATACGAGGCGTTGTATTACCATTGGGGCACACAATGGAGAAACATCAACAATCTGATGCTACAAAAATTGTGCGTAGTTCTATTCATGGAGTAGTACCAGTAACAACTGGTATAGCTCAATTAAAATGCACAACGTGGTCGCCTTTATATGGTGGAGTGAGTAAACATGGGAAACCACCACTTAATTTCCCAATGGAACATGTGAATGAAGCATCCGCTGATTATAAGCGTACTTTACTGCGTGCGAAACCAATATTTCGTACTACAAAGGGTGAAATGCGTTTTTTAACAACAGAGGAAGCTATCTTTGGTATTGAAGGAGTTATTAATTCTATGGATGTGACAACATCTTGTGGTTACGGGTGGCCAGGTGTTAAGAATGGTAAGAAGGAATTGATAAATTTGCAGGAGAAGACTATTAATCCACGATTGTTAGCACGTGTAAAGGATATGGAGGATAAGTTTAAGAAAAATATTATACCTCTTATTTTGGCGGTTGATTGTATGAAAGATGAAACATTATCACTGAATAAAATAGCAATGGAAGATCACACTCGTATAATTTCAACATTACCAGTTGAATATCAGGTTTTGATACGTAAATATATCATGCCTTTTATTGTTGCTTATCATGCGCATAATTTGGACACAGAACATGCTATTGGTATATGTTTATATGGTAAAAATGAAATTCAGTTTGATAGGTTGGGTAAGAAGATGGAAGGAAATATTGTTGCTGGGGATTTTTCAAATTTTGGTCCAACAGCCAATTCAATAGTAGCATCAGAATGTTTGGATGCTATAGTTAGTTGGTATCGTTTTTATGGTGCCACCAGTGAATATTGTGAAATAACGAGAGCAGTATTGGAACCATTAGTATGTACAGCTCATCTTGCATATGATAAGGTATATAAAACTTGCTGCGGTATAATATCGGGTAGTGCTATTACTGTGGAATTAAATTCTATGATACATAGTATGTACATGAGGATAGCAGCATTGGGATTACAAATACCATTGTGTGATTTCCATAGTGAGGTTATTCTTATAACTTATGGTGATGATGGTTTGATGAGAGTATCGGATTATCTTATTGATAAATTTAATGTGGCAACACTTAAAGATTTCTTTGGTGTATATGATATTAAATATACAGCTGTCGATAAGTCTGATAAGATAGTACCATACACTTCGTTGGCTGAAACGTCTTTTCTGAAACATAGTTTCAAATTTCGTGATGGTCAGTATATGGCAGCGTTAGAACCGAAATCCATTATGAATCAAATCAACTGGGTATCAAAAACGGGAAATATAAAAACAAACACAGCAGATAATTGCGAATCTGCTTTACGTCAAATGTACGCGCACGGTGAAGAAGCGTACACTAAATTGCGAGAATTATTGCTAGATGCATTAATTCAGGCGGGTATCTATAGATATCTGCTTACATATCGAGAAGCTCACGTTGATCGATACGCGAAAACAACAAATGAACATGTAATTTCGGGAAATCTTGAAATGTTCAAAAATCGTGGGACGGTATGCACCTGATTAGTGCACTAGGGTGATACACTTAAGATATCAAAATTAAATAGA